ACTATCTAGAGACGCGGTACAGAAATGGGGCGAACTCGTTCCGCCAGAAATCGCAATGCGGGCCTGGCTTGAATCAGATGGCGAGCTATTCCTCGATCCGGCTATGTATCGTGACTGGCCTAGGCGCGGCCGTGTGCGTGATCGCGGTGCGGATAGGCGGATCAAGCGCAACAGGATCAAACAAGAGAAAAGTGATGCAAAATCAAGCGATTAAGTTCACAGATAAACGGTCCAGGGCGCAAACAGCCGCGTACTATGCGGACAGGCTCCACGGGGCCGACGAGCGCAACAAAGCCAATCTCGGGCGCTGGAACAGCCACTTGCGGGATGCTTGGGAACTGGAGCAAATTGAGGCGCTGAATCGAACTGGGCACGAAGGAGACGCCGATGGAAACGATTGAGGGCGTTTTGGCCTACGCGGCTCTGCGTGGCCTGATTACGCGCGACGAGTACATCCGCATGAGCTGGGAAATGCACGAGTTTCGCGGCGACAATCCCATTCTGCCAGTCATCGTGGCCGACGACATTCGCAGCATGATCGATGCAGATATCATACGTAAGCCGCTGATCTGGCAATGTAAATCAGCTATCCGGCGCTGGCGGTCAAGGCTCTGGCTCTGGTGGATGATGCGGCGGGCCGGGAACTCAAAACAATGAGTCTTGTGTTTTGGTGAGCGCTGACGCATAGTCAACAATAGCGTCAACAATGGTTGTTGACAGGTGTTGATTTGTCAGGTTTCTCTAAGCTTTTCAATACGATGTGGGGCGGATCGCTATACGGTCGGTTCGAGGCGTCCGCTGTTTTTATGGTTCTGCTATCTCTTTCGGACCGGCACGGCGAGGTGGATATGACTGCAGAAGCCATTGCCGGAGTGACTGGATGGCCACTTGAGTTCATCCGAAAGGGTATATCAGAACTCGAATCCCCGGACGACCGGAGTCGTACCCCTGACTGCGAAGGGCGCCGGATTGTGTTACTTGATGACCATCGTGACTGGGGCTGGAGCATCACCAATTACGCCAAATACCGCGAGGAACAACGGTCTCAGGAGCGCAGGGAGTATTTGCGCGAAGCCAAAAGGAAACAACGTGAGCGTGATCGAGAGGCTGAAAATAGCTCTGTCAACAAGTCAACCAATGTCAACCAATATCAACCTATAGCAGAGGCAGAGGCAGAGGCAGAGGCAGAAAGCAGAAGCAAGAAGAATACTACGGCCGCTTCGCGTCCCGCGAAAAAGCCACCGCCACCGGAATTCGACGATTTCAAGGCCATCTTCCCCAAGCGCGCCGGCTCTCAGCCATGGCCGAAAGCACTCAAGGCGATCAACGCTCGGCTCGCAGAGGGGCATGTGTGGGACGAGATTCTCGACGGCACGCGCCGATACCAAGCGTTTTGTCGCGCGACCGGCAAAGAGCGTACCGAGTATGTGATGCAGGCCGCGACGTTCTGCGGGCCTGACAAGCGATTCCTCGAGCCGTGGGACGCACCGATCACGAAAGCAGATAATCGGACGCACAGCAATCTGACAGCGGCCGCCGCCGTGAAACAGCAACTCATCGCAGAGGGCAAGCTATGACACCAAACGACTACGACACATTCGCCGAGATTGTTACCGGGCTGGCCGAACTCAAAAGCAAAGACCTGTCAGGGGCCGGGCTCAAGCTCTACTGGCGTGCGATGCAGGACTGGACGATCGAGGATTTCGGATCGGCCGCTGAGCATCTGCTCAAGACGCATCAGTTTTTTCCGACGCCGGCCGACTTCCACGAGCTGCGCAACGCCGGCAAGCCAACAGCCGCCGAAGCATGGGCTCGAGTACTCGATCACTGCAAAGGCGCATACCACGACGGCGCCGGCCTGGACAATGGCGGTCCGATTGACACCGCTGTCTCCGGTCTCGGTGGCTATCGGGCCATCGCGTACTACGAGATGGCCTACTTGGGCGTCCTGCAGCGCCAGTTTGTCGCTCGCTACGGCGAGCAATTGGACGCGCAGTCGACGCGCGAGAGCGTGCCGCAGATCGCGCGCGATCGAGATACGCTGAGATTGGACCGTCTGGATCACAACGATGTATAGCGGCGACCGCGACGAGTTCGCGACGATCCTGAGCGACCTATGCACGCTCTACGGCCGCAAATGCTCGGATGATCTCGTGCGAGTCTATTTCGATTCGTTGGATCGACTATCGCTACCTGTCTTGCAGCGGCGAGTCGAAGTATATCGCCGCGTGCGCAAAACTTTTCCACGGCCGGCAGACTTGATGGATGCGCGACTGGATGCTGCGCCTGTATCTGGCTATCACGCCGTGTCCGACGAAGCCCCGATCGCGTACAGCGCATGGGCGCGCTACGCCAATCGCTACATGCTGCATGTCTGTTTGTCTGCTGGGTCGCTTGGCGATAAGTTGCCGGCAGTGCTAGCGGCTAAGCGAGGAATCGTGGGCATGGCCGAGGCCGATGCGGCTGATGGAGATCCGTGGGAGGATGCGGATTTTATGTCGATTCTAAAATCAGCCGTTGACTCGGCGGCGGCAGCCTCCTGATGGCCAGAACTTAAGCCGCACCCGCATGGCGTGGTGTCAGTAGGTTTGCGCGGATGGGGGAGTCTGGTGTGAGAGTGCCTAGAGGAATGGGAGTAGGAGTGACAGACATCGCAGCAAAGGGCGTCAACGCCGCTCAGCGCGCTCAGATCGATCGTGAGCTACGTGGCGAAGACAAGCCGCTACTGCCGTTGCCAAACGGCTGGGTCACTGCATTGCAGGCAACGGGCATGCTTGGTTACAAATGCACGTACCGGCTGGACACGCTTGACGGCCTGCCGTCACAAAAAGCGCCGAGGGGCTCATCGCCTCACCGCCGTCCAACTTTGTACCGCCGCGCCGATATCGAGCGTGTCGCGCACATCGCGGAACTGACTGGGCTCAAAGTGACGCAGGCTGTGCGGGTCGTCGTCGCTGAAATTGAGGGCAGGATTTGTGTGAGGACTAATGGAGAACGACAATGATGAAACGACAACAACTCGAATCGTCCAACATTGCCGATGCCGGTTACGATGCCGACTCTGGAGCGATGGAGATTACGTTCCGCAACGGCCGCCGATATCGCTATTGTGATGTGCCTCAGAAGCTGTTCGACGAATTCATGAGGGCGGATAGTGCTGGCCGGTTCTTCGCGAGCATGATCCGGGGGAGCTTCGAGTCAGAGCGAGCCGACAATGACGAGGAATCATCCGATGAACGATGAATTCGATGACGATCTAGGCCCGGTCAGAGGTATGGCTACCGCGTGCTGTGTCGGCGTTGTGTTTTGGCTTGTGGTCGGGTTGATATGGTGGCTGTTGTGAAATCTCATGGTTCCGGGGATAAGCTTCCCCGGCGAGCGGCGGCGTCGGTCACAGATACGATGCCTATGGGTGGTCCCCGGAACTTGAAGGTCAGTCTTCCGCCCGAATCGTGTCAACCGCCGCGCTTGACATGCGATAGCGAGTCACATTATGTTGGTGCCCTCGCGCTGGCTCAGCGACGTTATCTGGGCTCGTGCTGTCACTAGCAGCACGCCGTGTGGTCCCTGACGATAAAGGGGCGGTCATGGGTAGTAACCCGTAAGGAACGTGTGTGGAAGTCGATGAACTGCTTGAGCAAGGGATAGAGATCCCGAGCGACCCCGACGAACTGGCCAAGCTGGCCGAAGAACTTGGGGTAGACCTGGAAGGGGTAGAGACAGCAGTCGAGGCGACCGGAGACACTTCTGAGCTGACCGACGACCCCGAAGCGGGTGCCAGCGACGACAAGGCTGCTAAAGCTGCCGAAGCCGCAGCCAAACCCTCCGAAGGCAAGTCTGACGAAACGCCAACCGATCAAGCTGACCACGGCCCACCGAAAGCCATCCTGCGCCGGGAGCGAGAAAACCGCCACCGGGCCGAGCAGGAAGCCGAGCAGGAGCGCGAAGGACGCGTAAAGGCCGAGCAGGAGCGTGATACCGCCATGAGGCGTATCACTGAGCTGGAAGCCAAGACGGGCGACCGGCAAGACAAGCTCCAGGAGGCTGCCGATCGGATCACTGGCGACTCGTCGATCAAGCTGGAAAGGCTTGATTCAGCGGCTCTGGAATCTCTCAAGGACGATCTCGACGACGAATCTGTCAGCTTCCTGACCAAGCTGGTCAATCAGCACAACGCGCTGCAGGAGCAACTGGAGCGCGTGGCAAGAGCCAACGAGGTCTTGCTTGCCGAGCGCGAGCAGACTCAGGTGGACAGCCAGCAGGACGACGTTGACTCGGTGCCATTGCTCGCAATGGTGGCCGCAACACGCACGAAAGAGTCCGATGCCCTTTTTGATCGCGCCGACGCGTATGACAAGGCCCTGAAATCCGATCCGGATTGGGCCGACAAGTCACGACGGGAGCGGTATCAAGAGGTCGGTCGGCGACTGGAAGCGTATATCGGCAAGGACGTGCCGGAGTGGCTGTCCGAGGTCGTAGGCTCGCAATCCTTACAAACATCTACTCGTGGCAAGACCGTAGAGGACAAACTGGCAGCCGCCCGTGACAAGGCGACGCCTGACAGCCTCAGCGATCTGCCAGCAGGCGTTGCCGCCGCGCAGCACGAGATGGAACGGCTCGAGGCCATGTCGGATTTCGATGTGGACGATCTTATCGCCAAGGCGATGGAGAAGGGGCCGGATGCACTCGAAGAACTCACTGCGAGGATGATGACGGCCGACAGGTAAATCCCAACAGGGTAAATCCCACAGGCAGATCCGCTGAGGTGCAATTTTCAACTTTGCACCACCTAAGAGGATCGTGCCATGCCGACAACTATTCCTGCGGGCCACCCACTGGCGATCAAATGGTATTCGCGAGCTTTGTTCGCGGAAGCCCAGAGAAAGCCGTCTTTCCGCAACAACATGATCGGACCCGCGCCGAAGCAGGCGTCCGCCGAAGAAAAGCTGCGGAACCAGACCAGCCCGGATTTCCCGTTCATCCGTATCAATGATCTGCGTAAGAGCGCGGGCGATACGGTCAGTGTCGATCTCGTGAATGTCGTGAACATCCGGCCGACGATGGGCGATAAGAAGCTCGCCGGCCGTATGGGCTCGCTGACCTTCGACTCGATGGACATGAAGATCCAGCAGGCCCGGTTCGGTGTCGACACTGGCGGTCGGATGACGCAGCAGCGAACGCTGCACCAGCTCCGTGGTCTTGCCAAGGCCAATCTGACCGGCATCAATGTCCGGTTCGAGGATCAGATCACCCAAGTCCACTTGTCAGGCGCCCGTGGCTACCAGAACACGAAGGACTGGGTTGTACCGCTGGCTTCAGACCCTGAGTTCGCCGAGATCGTCGTCAACACGGTCAGTGCCCCGACTTACTCGCGGCGCATAATTGCCGGCGGTGGTGACTCGATCAACGACATCGGCACCAGTGACTATCTGTCGCTTGCTGACTTCGATCGTATGCGAGCCATCATCGATACGATGGCGTTCCCGCCGCAGCCGATCATGCTGCCGGGCGATGCAGCCGCGAACGACGAGCCGCTGTATTGCTACTACGCGACGCCGTTGCAGTGGCACTACCTGCAGACAACGACTGGCAGCGGCGAGTGGCGCACGTTCATCCAGAACGCCTGGAATCGCGCCAAGTCGTTCACCGGGCCGAACGCCCATCCGCTGTTCTCTGGATCGCCTGGCATGTGGAACGGCATCCTCATCAAGAAGCTGGGACGCGCGGTCCGTTTTGAGGACGGCGATCTTTGCGACGAGTACGCGACAGCCTCCGCGACGACGACGACGGCAGTTGCAGCGCCTGAGCCGGTCGAACGCGGCGTTTTGCTGGGTGCTCAGGCGTTGGCGTGGGCCTACGGCAAGCACGGTGGCTCCGGTGCGCAGTACTCGTGGAACGAGGAACTCGAGGATCACAAGAACGTGCTCGAAGTTTCGACGGCGGCCATGAGCGGGTGCTCGAAGGTCACGTTTACTGGTTCGGATGGCGTTAGCTACGATCACGGCGTTTTTGCCGTCGATTCGTATGCGCCGGCCGTGACCTAACCAGAAATTACACAGGAGAAAATCTCATGGCGCTTGGAATTCAGCGAGTTGCCGACATCGAGCGGCAGATCATCATGGCGTCGGCTTACGGCAATGTGGCCGTCAAGTCGACGAGCATCATTTTGCCGGCGACCACGGCCGACGACGATACGATCGATTTCATGGAGCTGCCGGTCGGCGTGCGCATTATCGATTGCCTCGCTCGACTGACGCCGGCAGCGGCAGGTACGGTGACGTTTGCGCTTGGCATTGCTCAGAAACCGGGTCATCTTGATACGAAGGTAGATCCTGATGCACTGATTCTCGCGGCTGCGATCTCTACCTCTGCGACGATTCGGCGGCGCAATAACGTCGCAGTCGGACACGTGGGGCTGACGCTCGACGACACGTATCTGATCCAGGGTATTATCGAGGCCGCCGCGCTTGGTGCGACGCCGGTCACGGTCGAACTGGACGTGATCTACGAGTACTTGGGTACGACCTGATTGTTTTCTCGGTTCGGGTAGCGGTTCGGGTAGTTTCCCGTCGTGCCTTAATTGGCACGGCGGAGTTTTTTTGCCTATGATGGGCTAGATTGAAAGCATCACCGAAATCATCAAAAACGGAGAAAGCAATGGCAGGCAGATCAGTACTCTATCTCGGCAACGGAGAACAGTTCGATAACATCAACGGTATGGTGTCGCGCAAGTGGCGCGGTCCTGGCGATATCATCGACGGCATCTCGCCGATGCAGTCCGACAAGCTCTGTGCACATGCAGAGTTTGAGGACGTGACGGAGCTTGCCGAGAAAGATCCCGTAAAGCTTGCGGCTCGCGTCGCAAAGGCCAAAGCCGATGCGGACGAAAAGCGCCGAAAGTCTCGTCGCCCAGAGACCAAGGACGGCAGAATACTCGAGTACGCCAGCGACGAGGACATCGAGGCCGAGCTGAGCCGGCGCCGCAAGGCTCGCGCGATCCAGGAGAATCCTGCAGCGCAGCCAATCGCCGGTGGCGCCGGCCAGAAAAAGAAGAACAGCAAGAAAGGCAAGCCCGAAAAGCCGAAGGAAGACGCGAATCTGAAAGAAGCGATCGACGAAGCCATTGCATCGCTCGTCGGCAACGAGGATGCGTTCGAGAGTGGCGTACCAAAGCGTGAGTTCATAGAGGGCGCACTCGGATTCTCAATCACAGAGGACGAGTACGTGGATGCTCTTGGTGGCCAAGCCCTGACAGAGATCCCAGACAAGACCGGGTTCATGACTGAAGACGGAGACGATCGGCCGTAAGCTGATCTACACCTGACATGGGCACGATCCTCGCTGACGCCGTTCTGGACCGGGCCTCGACACTTCTGGTCGATGTCACCAAGCGGCGTTGGCCGGATGTAGCACTGATCCGCTGGCTGAACGATGGCCAGCTTGCCATTCTGGCGCTTCGTCCTGATGCGTATACGGCTATTAGGGCAGTTCAGTTGATTGCTGGCACCAGGCAGTTTTTGCCTGTCGGCGATTTCGAAT